TGCCGTGTCAGGTACGCGTCGATGAACGCCGCCGCGACGTGCGGCACGATCGCATTGCCGTAACCGCGCAGTCGTCCCACTCGGCCGGATATCCCATGAGCCAACGGCTGAAGGCCGGGTTGAGTGGGCCGGTATTTCCCGTCGCGGCAGGGGATCCACTCGATCCGGTCCCAGCCAGCCTCGCCGCATCCGTCAACGTTGTTCCGACATGATGGGTAGCTGTCGACGGGTAATTCCTCGCACCCGACGACGCGTTGTCCTGCGCCGTTGTTGTCGGCCAAGCGGCTAACGTAGTCTGCACGCTCAGCGGTTTTCCTCTGTGGTGATTCCACCGTTTCTGGTCGAACGCCTCGCTCGCCGATTCGCTTTTCCAATCTCGCGCCGCCGGCGTCGCCCACAATCCAGATGCGTTGACGGATATGCGGCGCGCCGACACTTGCAGCCGGCAAACCACACGCCCCGACGGCGTAGCCTTCTCGCTCCAAGTCATCGCAAACAAGGTCGAGCCACCCGTGGGTAATCGCGCTTTCAACCTGTTCACCAAAGACGACGTGAGGGCGGCACTCGCCGATGAGGCGAACCCACGCCGGCCAAAGGTGGCGCGGATCGTCGCCCCCAACACCGTGCCCCGCAGCCGAGAACGGTTGACAGGGACAGCTTCCAGTCCAGACCTCGCGGTCGTCGGGCCAGGCGGCGAGTCGGAGGGCGTACGGCCATCCCCCAATGCCGGCGAACCAATGACAGTGCCGGAAGCCTCGGAGGTCGTCGGGCTGAACATCGACAATTGACCGGGTATCGATTTCGCCATCGGGGATCTGCTTCGCCTGCATCAACGCGCGCAGCCAGGCTACGCAATACTCGTCGATTTCGTTGTAGTACGTCCGGGTCACAAGTCGCACCGCACCCAGCAGACCCAGGTCGGCCCGTCGGTGCGCCAGAGGGTGTCACCGGTCCAGGGCCCGGTCAGCCCGATCAGCCCTCTCAGGATTTCCGCATCAGGCGCCGGCGCGCCTCGAGCGGCGTCACGACGTCTCGAGCGCGGCGGACTTCCCACCAGGCGCCGCCGAGCACCACGAGGCCGAACACGACGAGCGCGCCGACGAGCGCGAGGTCGAACACGGGTCACCTCCTCGAGTTTCACGATCGCGTTTCGTGAACGTGATCAGGTTGGCAGTTCACGCAAATCCAGATGTCGCACGTTTCGCACGTTGCACCAGCGTGATCGGGATACCGGTCTCCGCACTCCTCGCATGTCCGCGTTTCGTCGTCGATGATGTCGAGGTCCTCAGTCATTCAGAATTGCCCACGGGTCGACCAGATGCCGGCCGGGTCGTACGCGCTCACGAACCATTGCGCGCCCGGCGTCGCCGGCAGCACGGCACACACGCTGTTGATCACGTCGACGATGTACACGCCGGTCGCGCCGGTGACGTCGGGCCCGGCCGTCGCGTGGTACGCGACGATGTCGAGCGCGACCGATCCGCCCGGCTTTTGGAGATAACCCCAACGGGTGTCACTGGCGCGCAGGGCCCGCACCAGGCCATCGAGGTACGCCCACCCGCCGGTCGGATTCGTCGTCGGGCATGACGACGTCGAGAGGAGCGTCGCGTTGTTGCTGGCGTACGTCGCCGCGATGCCTTGCGCATTCGACGGCAGCGCGAGGATGGCGCCCGACGGGGGATCGGGCGCTCGATTCCCGCCGGTGCTCGGTGTCGGTGTCGGGCTCGTGGGACTCCCGCCCGTGCCGCCCGATCCGCCGGAGCCCCCTGACCCGCCCGTGCCGCCGCCGCTCGTGTTGTCGATCGTGATCTGGGAGCACGCCACCAGGAAGAGCAGCGAACACGCGGCCAGGAAGAGCAGCATCGTCACCAACCCGATCAGGGTAAGCCGTCTCATTTCGCCTCCATCACTGCGGATGTGAACAACGGCTGGTCGCGCTCGAGCGGCACGACGCCGGCGGACGGTTCGACCCAGACTTCGACGTAGGGCGGCTGCTCGACGGCCGCGTAGCGTTTCATCGCGATCAGATCGACGACCTGGCTGTCATCGACCCAGGCCACGCGCTTGAGCGCATCGGTGACGCCGCGGACCAGTTTGTCCACGTCCGGCGCGGACACGTGCGCCGGGTTGACGCCGCCGCGTTGGTACTTCTTCGGGCGCGGGAGATAGAACGCGAGCGTCAACCGGACGGCGCCCATCATCAGGCCGCGTTCGCTGGGCGGCTGCTGCTGGCGCGCATGGTTCGCGCCTTCGGCCACGAGCTGCTGCCACGACTTCAGCTTCTCGTTCGAGTCGGTGAGGATCGCGCGCTTCCAGCCCTTCGGAATGAAGGCCTTCATCGAGCCTTTCGGCGTCGCCGCCCCGTAGACCGTGAAGTGCAGACTCATTCGACTAGACGAGGCCAACGACCGAACACAACCGATAGGCCAGATGCGCGCACGCGGATTTCTCACGCTCGTATAGCTTGACCAGCCGGTCGACGATCGCCATCGAGCCCTCGAGCGCTGCATGTGCACGTCGCGCATGTTCTTCCCAACGACGTCGAGACTCCTGCTCTTGGTCGAAGGCGTCGATCAGCCGTTCAACTGTGGTGAACGTTTCATCGACCGTCTGATGCGCCCGTTGGGTTTCATTGATCCGTTCGATTGCGAATAGCAGCGCGGCGTCTGGTCGAAAAAGCTCTTTCGGGGCATTTGGGATGTGAAAACACTCGAACGTCGTGTGCCGTTCACGTTCCACAGCGGCACCACCAGGCTCGGTGGCCAGTACCAGGATGGGCGACCGTGCGGTCGTTTGATAGACGCGTCGACGTTGCTCGACGTTGCCGTGACCGATCTTGATCTTGTCGTCGTCGATCAGCATGTAGTACACGAGGTCTTCTTCGTCATCGGTTGGCGGCAGCGGCACCAGATCACCAATCACCGGCAAACGTTGCTGGATCGACAAAGATGTTTTCGGCATCGCCCTAACTTCCTCCTCCGAAGCGCGCGAGCTCGGCCTGCAGCTCCGCGACGCACGTCCCGTCCCGCCCGACCGCCTTCCACATGTCGAGCAGCATCAACAGCGACATCACGAGGCCGAGGTCGGCTTCGAGGCACTCGGGGCATTGCACCCAGGCGCGCACCACCAGGCCGAGCTCCGGATCGACGCCCGAGCAGGACCGCCCGCACCGCGAGCAGTGCACGTTCGCGACATGCGCCGACGGGTGCAGCGTCATCGCCACACCCCGAGCGCGCGACAGCGCTCGACGAGCGCGCGGGTCAGTCGATACGCCGCATCGTCGAGGCCCAGTTCGATCGCGCGGCCGATCGTCGACCGCCAGTGCGTCACGATCCGCTCATGCTCGCGCGTCATCGTGGGCCCCTCGCATCCGGCTCGCGCGCACTCGATCGCGTGGCTTCATCGAGCAGCGGCCGCAGCTGCAACGCGAGCGCGATCAGGACCGTGCACAAGTCCGCGATGGCCCGGTACATCGCCGCGCGGTCGATATCCACGTCGTTCATGCGTCGTCCTCCCCTGGCTCGCGGGCCAGTTCCGGGTGCCCGGCCGCCATCGCCGCTTTCCGAAAGGCCTCCCGCGCCGCCCACCACGCCTTCAGCTGCTCGCCGTGCAACCAGTGCGGCGTCGACACGAACTCGTCGCCGGGCACCTTCACGCTCGGCAGGTGCGTCGCGCCGGCGGCCTGACATTCGAGGCAGGTGCACGGCCCGCCGACGTTCTCGAATTGCCCAGTGGTCATGTCAATCCGCCTTCAGGTGCCGCCCACGCCAGGCCGTACCGCGCCATCAGCCGCCGTTGGTCGTCGGGCGACAGTCGCTTGCCGATCTCGTCGCGCTCCGGATCGTTCGGCGCGAGCTCGTCGAGCTCCTCCAGGCTTCGGGTGCCTGACTCCGGCGTCACCCGTGGTCGGTCCCACAGGTCATTCGCGAGCTGATACCACTCGCCCGTCGACGGGAAGAACGTCGCCGTTTGCCGCAGCGCCGCGGCCGCCCGCTCAAGCGCCTCGATCGGCAGATCGCGCAGCGCCTCGAAGTAGACGGCCACCATCGCCGGCGTCATCGGCGTCCGAGGCTGGAGCGCGATCGCCAGGTCCCGGAACATCGTGCGGAACGCCTCAGGGATCGCCGTGGTCGTCACCTTCATCGGGTCCTGCCTTCGTCTACGTCTACGGGGGGCCGAGCCACCGTCGTCGCTGTCAGCGATCAGTCGGTACGACGTACGTACGGCCCCCCCGGTACAGCCTTTCAAATCACCCTGTCGGTACGAATTCCAAGTACGTACCTGGTACCTGATCTCTGATTACTGGCTTGCATGCCCCTTCCTAGCCCCTTGCAAGGGCGATATGTGGTGGCGTCCGTTCAGGGGCACCACAAGCGTCGCCGACGGCTCACGCCGTCGCTTGAGCCGCAGCGTCCGATGGTTCAGGTCAAAGAACTCGCCGAGGAAGGGGTTCGGGTCGAGCGCCTGGTAGAGCCGATTGACCGCGGGCACCCGCTTGTCCTCCGTCGACAGTGAGGAGCCCGGCGTCAGGTTCAGCCGAATGCGGGCCATCGTTCGCACCCAGACGTAGCCGGTGGCTGCGTCATAGGTGGCGAAATGTGCCGCGGCCGTGGCGTCGAAGGCGCCCGCAATCCCCTTCAACGAGAGCCGGGTCTCGTGATGGATGTCCTCCGGCAGGAGTTTGTAGAGGCCGATCATGTTCGCAAATCGATTCGTCGCCAGATAGAGGCCGAGCAGCTGCGCATCCTTGCCGGCGGTGCGCAGCTCACGGCCGGTTTTGCCGGTCCAGAATTCAGGGAACACCACACCGTAGTAGCTCACCGCTTACCCCGTGGTCGTTTCGGTTCAGGCGCCGTCGCGGCGCGTGAATACAGGAAATGCGCCCCGCAGGTGGTGCACACGACCTCGCCCACGAACAGCTTGTCGTGGCTGTCCCAGGTCTCCCGGCCGACGCTCGTCACCATTCCATCGCACCGTGTACACCTCTTCGGCTTGCCGGCTACGTACGTCACGCGCTATCCGCCCGACGCCAGGGCACGACACTGCTCACCACGGCACCACGCATCTCGACTCCAGATCACTGAAGGTCTCCACCGTTCGGGATCACCGCACAACTCGGCTTCGTCCCCAGCTCGCCGCACGACACCGGCGCGGCGCCGCGATTCGCGTCACCCCTCGACGACACGACAAAACGCTTCCCGCCACGACCCAACAGTGCTCGGCGCCACGTCACCTCGGCACGTTCGCCATCTCACTACGCATCTCGACTCGGTCGGACGCGCCGAACCTCAACGCCTCCCGTACGCGACTCGGCGCCACGCCACGACCAGCCACAGCACTACTCCCCGACGCGAATCGCGCCTCGTGTCACTTCACGTCGCCGTCGGGCAGGAGACGGCGGACGAACTCACCGTCGGCAGCCGACACCGCCTGCGGCAGGCCGATCATGTCGCGTAGGATCGGTGACCGCGGCACCGGCGCCTTCTTCCCGAACTTCAAGGCGAGACTCAGGTACTGCAGCCCGAGCTTCTCGATGCCCACGACGCCCTTGAGCGTCTGATTCATCTGCTCGGCCACTTTGCCGGTGATGCGGTTGTGTTCGAGCGCGTCCTGGATCTGCTCATACTTCTCGATGATCGCCCCGGCCGTTCGCAGCTGGGGAGCGTTGGGGTTCAGCATGGACAGCCTCGTAGGCGGGTGGTCCGTCGAGCCGTTCGAGGTCGAAGAGGTACCGGCCTTCGCCGTCGCTGCGTTCGCCGCCGTAGCCATGCGTGCCTCCATAGGTGTAGATGTGCGCCAGGTCGGTCTCAGACACCGACCGCCCGAGCACCTTCAGCGTGAACGAGAGTTCGGCCGGGGGTGCGATGAACTCGATGCGCTTCAGCGCGTTGATCGGGCGGCCGTCAGGCCCGCGCGTGTGGATGGCCTTGTCATAGGCGCCGTCGACCATCGTGATCAACGACCCGTCCGGGCGACGCACGGGCAGCCAGTACTGCTGCTCGTCGTGGTAGACGCCGTTGACCACCCGGGTCGCGAAGGACCGCTCGCCACGGAAGTAGCCGATGAACTGCGCGGACAACACCCGGGCACAATCCTTCGTGTGCGCACGGACCGTCGCCGCCCGCATCACGATGACGCCGGCGTTGCGCTGAAACGTGAGCAGCGCGTACTCCTGCGAGGGCTCACCTTCCCCGCGTTGTATACTGGCCAGCACTTCTTCGTTGATTTCTTCGATCGACAGCGAGCCGGCAGGCCTCACCTCCGGCTCGCGTGCTTCCAGCCACTTCTTCACAATCTCAGGGTTCGCCGGGACCGATCCGCATAGCTTGGTGAGAAAGCGGAAGGTCACCCGGTAGTACGTCCACAGCGGGCCGATCTCCGGACGTTGTTCGGGCGGCGTCGAATCGGGTCGTTTGGCTCTCGGCATCGCATGCTCCTCCTGGTTGGTTTTGCGTGGGCTATTCAGATCGCCTCCCGCACGCGGGCCCGGCTGCGCGGACTGAGCCGGCCACAGTGCCAGCAGCGATACAGCCCGTCGCGGCCGCGGTTGCTGAAGTCGTGGCGGGACCGGCCCGACACGCAGGGATAGTCGGGCGTTGCGTCGTGGGGGTGCGCGGCCTGGTCGCGCGGCGCCGCTTCGTTCGGGCGCTCGTTGATCGCGGCCTCCTGAATGGCGTCCTCGCGTGCTTGGTCCTCGCGGCGCTGCTTCGCCGGCAGCGACCCCCTGATGCGGCGGCCGAAGGTCACGTCGTTACTCATGGGCGCGCACCCAGCAGGAACCGCGTGATTTCGGCGTCGAGGATTTCGAGCCGCGACACGCCGTCGTCCGTCTCATTCGGATAGTGCAGGAAGACCTGCAGCGTGGCCTTGGCGCCGGTGTAGTACGCGATCCGCCAGGCGAGCAGGCTGACAGGGGCCACTTCCCCGATACCGGCGGTCACCCGCCGTTCGAAGCACTCCCAGGCGTCGCCGATCGTCATGTGGCGACCGTCGCACGCGGGCTCGTGCGTCACGAATTGACCGCCTTCGGCGCGTCGGCCAGGACGGGCGTCTGCCGGCGCGACGCTCGAGCCTTGGGCGACGGCTCGGGCGTCTCCGACTCCGCGCGGTGATCGACGACTGCCTTGCAGATGTCCAAGATCGTCTTCGCGGATTCGATGTGAGCCGTTTGAAACCAGGTGACCACGCGGCTAGCCGGGTTCACGCGTTTACTCATGCGCCTGCTTCTCCCTTCGGTGTGAGCTCAATTCGCACGCGGCCCCGCTTGATCTCGATCGCGGGTTCGCGGGTGACGCGATCCAGGTACGAGTGCCCATCAGCGTCGCGCTTCAGGAGTTGGACCTCGCCGAGCTCCTCGTCGGCGATCTGGCACTGGCGGGTCACCTCGACGTCATCGAGGAACACCCGCACGCGGTGCATCAGCTCCCAGCGATCGGGGCCACTGTCGAAGATGCTGACGCGGCTCACGACGCCCTCCGCTGATCGGCGAGCTGCTGATCGATCCAGGCGCGCAGCGCCTCGACGGGCACGCGGACCATGTTGGCGACGCGGATCGATGGGATGACGCCGGAGGCGATCAACTCGTAGGTCTTCGAGCGCGAGAACCCCAGGGCGTCGGCGACCTCGGTCGGCCGGAGCAGCAGGCGCGAGCGATCCTCGAGCGACACGGGCGGGACGTCGACCGCGCGTTTGGTCATGACAGCCTCGTCACCGTGAGCGTGAAGCGGCCCTTCGGATCGGTGCGGGTGTACTGCGCTTTCAACGCCGCGGGCAGGTCCACCTTCGATTGCTTGCCCCACCGGCCTTCGATCAGAAACGGCCCGGCCACCGCCGATTCGATGCCGCGCAGCCGGCCTTTGATGTCTTTGTCGATCCGATCGAACTCGGTCGCGGCCGCGTCGAGCGCTTCACGGCGGGTCAGCAACGCTTCGAGTTCGGGATCGGTCAGCACGCGCACGCCGGCGCCGCCGATCGGCGGGTTGCACGTCGATCCGTAGAAGGGGCAGCGCTGACATTCGGCGGCGTCGTTCTCGAGAAAGGCCGGCAGCGTGCCGGCGGCCTGGTGGTCGAGCGCCTGCTCGGCCCGGGCGAGGAAGTCCTCGAGCTTGTCGAAGTGCTCGTGGAGTTCGACGGGCACCACGAGCGGCAGGCCCGATCGATCGAGCAGCAGAAACCCGAACGGCACGGCGGCGCCGAACAGGTACGTCAGCAGCTGGTACGCCCCGGGCCGCGTCCACGGGTTGTCGAAGAGATCCTCGAACCGCTCGATGCGATCGACGAGGAACGGACTCCAGGCTTTCACCTCGATCGGCACCGCGGCGCGGTCGTGATCGAGCTTCAGCTGCGCGTCCACCTTGCCGGTGATCGCGACGCGGCTCTTGTGATCGCGCAGCTCGAAGCGTTGCTGTTGGCCGATGACGCTGAAGGGCGGCGTCGCGTCGCGGCCGATGCGCGCGAGGTCCGCGAGCAGGTCGCGTTCCCGGTCGTCCCCACGGCGGAAGCGCGCCAGGACGTCAGGCGGCCACACCGGCAGCGCGTCGGGCTGCGTCATCTCGAGCACCATGCGGCGGACGCACGGCCGCCAGGCCGACGCGTAGACGTAGGGGTGCGGCGACGCCTGCCGCGCGCCGCGGGCCAGGTGGGCGCCCCACGCGGTGGTGATGGCGGCCGCGAGATCGGCCGGAGTGGTGGTGTGGGTGTCCATCGCCAACGACCGCCCCCTTAGCCTTCCTGGCCGGGTTCGCGGGCGCCGGCGGGCTTGCCCTTGGCGCCGAAGATTTCGTCGCCCGTGGGCGCGCTGGCGGCCGCGGGGGCCGTCGTCGGCGCGGGCTTGGCCGCCGTCCCGCGCTGCTGCTGCCAGTCGGCGTCCTTGACGGTGGTGTTGGCGCCGGGGTGGTCCCGGCGCTTCGGGCAGGACCAGAACGCGTCGTACGCCTTGCCTGCGTCAGACACGCCGGCGGCACGGAATTCCATCGCCGCCCCGCACGCGCTGCACTTCGGCGCCTCACCGGTCGGCTGATCCTTCGTGCGCACCTCGGCGCCCAGCCGCTCGGCCTGCGTCCCGAACCCGCGGCCTTGCCGACAGTGCTCGACCTTCTTCGACGTGCCCACCCACCCGGCGGCGAGCTCGTCGACCGCGACGCTCTTCAGCCCGGCGAGTTCGCGGGTGACGTTGCCGTCGAGATTGGCCCGCGCGTTTTTCCGCACGGTGAGTTCCAGGTCGGCGCCGCTCTTCCCGCGGCACACGTCGTCGAGCGAGCTGCGGCCGCCCTCGATCTGCTCGACCACCTGGCGCGTCAGGCTGCAGCGTCCGTCGCCGCTGATCAGATAGAAGAATTCGCCCGGCGCCTGGCCGAGCACTTTATCGGGCTTGCCGACGTTATAGACCTCGATGCCGAACAGGTCCCGGATGCGATCGCAGCCGGCGTCCTGTAGGTACGCGACGATGCGGCCGTCCTTCGATTTGAAGAGCACCCAGTCTTCCGGGCTGGTCGATCGGATCGCGGCCTTCCGCACGGTGGCCAGGACCTGGACGCGGGCCTCGATGATCTCGATCGCCTCACCCTTGCGGGCGGCGAGTTCGGCGAGCGTGACCGGCACGTCAGGCCGGCGCAGCGCGAGGCTGTCCTCCGCGGTGGGGTCGTCGACGTCATCAGCGCGGTCGAGTTCGTCGGGCAGCGGCATGGCGAGGTTCCTTCCCGGAAGCGACCGTTTATTTGCCGGCGAGCTGGACGACCGTCGGAAAGATTTCTTCGACCCGCACGCCGAGGACGCGCGCCAGCCGCTCTTTCTCGGCCTCGGTCACGGCGACGCCCCGGCTATGGATGATTTCGCTGAGGCGAATTTCGCTGATGCGGCCACGGGCGGCGATCCGACGCTGCGTGTGGCCCGTGCTCAGCAGCGCGACCTTCAGGGCCAGGTTCATTTTCTTTTTTTGCGGCATCGCTAGTCACCAGACGGCCGATTGTAGTTTCTAGCTGCCTGGTGTCAATACTTAATTTTTAATTTTTGCGTTTTCTGGTAAGTTGTTGCGCTTATGGCGGTGTTTACGCGGCAAATGGGCCACGACTACGCTACCAGTCGCATGCCACAGCCACGGCGGGCCGACGGCCCATGGGGGCCAGGACTCCGCTACTGGATGGCCCGCCTGAACAAGAACCAGGCGGACCTCTGCGACGCGCTCAATGCGCGCCGCCGTGCGGACGCCCTCGCCCACGGTCGCCCGGTCAAACTCATTCAGCCGAAGACGATCAGCAGCATCGTGCGCGGCTTCCACACGCAGACTCGCCTGATCGCGGAGATCGCCGCCGTGCTCGGCGTCCCGATCGAAGCGATCCTCGTGTCCCCCGAAGACCTGATGCGGACGGAGCGGCGCCGCGCACTCGCCGCCGAGGTGACCGAGCTCGTGCTGCGCGCGCTCGACGAGCGGAGCGATGGGCTCGCGCCGGCCCAGAGCGTCAGCGACGCGATCAAAAACCTCGATCTCGCGGTGCGCGCGAGGGAGACGCCGCCGCAGGACGTCGCGGTGCCGCGGCCCCCACGCAAGCGATCCCGGTTCCGTCGACGCCGGCAAAAGTGACAGGGCCGATATGGCATGGATGCCATACCGCTTGTCCCATCAAGTCGGCTGCCGAGGGTTTGCTGGGACGCTCGGTGACTCTGCCATGCCAGAAAAATATTTGTTGGCTGTCCATCGAGTCATTTACAGACGGAGAGTCCGGTGCTAAAAAATCGGCGCTGGTGGTTTCCACTACCGGAAACCTCCGATCAGCGTGACCAGGAGCACCCTGCATGCGCCTCCTGCCGTTTCCGAAGTCGTCTCAGCTGTTGCCGCCTCGATTTCTCCGTGACCTCCAATGTCTGGCCACGTACCGGCCGGAGATGTACCGAACGCTGGTCATCGCGACCGAAGCGTTCGCCCGCGACGCGCGCCGTCACCACCTCGCCAAGGCCGGCCTGCGGCCACCCGCGGCCGCGCGGGTTCGGCGACGCTGACCAGCACGCGGCCCGAAAGACATCCTGATGGCGCGTTGGTTCGAGCAGCAGCGGCAGCTGTGGATCGGCGAGATGCTGACGGTCTACGGATTCATCAACCGCGAGCACCTCGAGCGGAAGTTCGGCATCTCGACGCCGCAGGCCTCGCTCGACCTGCAGCGCTTCCTGCGCGCGCACCCGAAGGCGGTGCAGTACGACCTGTCGCGGAAAGCCTACGTGCGGGTGACCCGATGAACCGCAAGGCGCAGCGGAAGCTCGCGGCGCTGTACGCGCGGCTCGATACGCTGTATGCGCAGCTGCCGCCGCTCACCTGCCTCGGTCGCTGCAGCGTCGCGTGCGGGCCGATCCTCCTGACCGAGGTCGAGGCGCGCCGGCTGCTGGCGACGACCCATCAGTCGCCGAAGACGATCCCGATGACGGGCGTCGACGTCCACAGCAACACCCGCCGCGAGCGGTGCGTCTATCTGACGCCGACCGATCGGTGTGGCGCCTACGCCGTGCGGCCGTTGATCTGCCGGGTCTGGGGGGCCGTCAAGCTGCTGTCGTGTATGCACGGCTGTGCGCCCACGCGCTGGCTGCACGAGACCGAATTCCTGGCCCTGGCGCGCGAGGTCGAACACGTCGGGGGCGGCCGCCTGCTCCGCACCGGGCCCGACGGGCTGACCCACTCGCCGCACGACAGCTTCGACCGCTTCGGCCCGGTGACGCGGACGCTCGCCGACATCGATGCGATCGCTGAGCACACGCGCAGCCAGCGCGCCTTGCACGGCGGCCGCGTGGTGATCGCGGACTTCGGGAGGTTGGACCCATGACGAAGCGTGACGACGACGACGCGACGATCGTGCACGGCGGGCAGTTCTATGGACGGACGTTCGACGGGGACCTCGTGCCCGTCAGCGGGTTTCAGGGCGTGCCCGATTTGTGGATCTGCAGACGCGTCGTGGATTACCCCGGCGGCCGCGTCCCGACCGGCGGCGAGGTCAGTACGTGCTCGCGATGCGCCGCGCGGATCGTGTTCAACCCCGCGCGGCGGCTCCCGATCCAGACGCCGAAGGTGTGCCTGCAGTGCGCGCGGATCACGCCGCTGCCGATCGAGGACCGATGATCGTCAAACCCCTGGTCTTCGAGTGCCCGTATTGCGAGTGGACCGCCCGGCAGCAGGTCGAAGGCCTCGCTGAGGTCCGCACGCTCGCGCGTTCTCTGAGCGACGCCCTGGTGGCCCATGTGACCAGCGTGCATGGGCCCGTCACGCCGGCCGGCCGTACGGCGACGTTCGTGGTCCGGTTGACGCCCTCGCAACGGATGGCGCTGCTCGACGTGATCACCGCGGTGATGGTGCCGCCGCTGCAGATGGAGGTCTACGTCGACGTCACGAGCAACGTCGAGACCACCCCGGGCGAGCTGGTGCGCCTCGTGCTCGGCGCCGAGGTCGAGCGGTCATGACCGACATGTCGGATCCGACGTTCACACCAATGACCGCCGCCGACGTCGCGCGGCTCTTCGACGTCGACGTCGCGTGGCTGTTGCCGTACGTCTGGCGGGTCCGGACCCGATTGCCGGAGCGGTTCGGCCAACCGTGCCGTGTCGTGGTCCGCGGCTCGATGAATTCTCGGCTCGTCGAATTCGCCGACGGCTTTCGGGTCGTCACGAGCGGGAACTATCTGAGGCGCAACCTTCTGAGGCGACCATGACCGATGTGTTCTATCGCCTCGAGGGCCGCGAGCCGGTCGCGGTCCCGAGCTTCGACGCCTATGCGGCGTGGTGGGCCACGGCCGATCGCACCGTCGCGATCACGGTGGTCGGCGACGTCGAAGTCTCGACCGTGTTCATCGGGATGGACCTGCACGGCGATCGCAGCCGTCTGTTCGAAACCGCGATCACCGGCGGTCGTCTCGACGGCGCGCACCGCTCGTACGGGACGTGGGCGGACGCCGAAGCCGGGCACGCGGAGATCCTCGCGCACCTCCAGGAGGCGCGGTCATGACGCGACGCACGCCGCCGCCGATGCACTACGACGGGCATCTCTGGTGGTACACCGAGCGGTTCGATCCCGCCGAGGATCGCTGCTGCGTGTGCCGTGAGCTCATCCCCGAAGAGGAAGTGCCGTTGATTCTGTTCAAGACCGTCGGCACGGCGACGTGGCAGACCCGTCTGCACTGGGAGCCCTGCGCCAACGGCCTCCTGGTGCGCGGCATCCTGCAGCTTGGGCGTCGGTGAAGGAGGGGGCATGGTCGATGTGACCTTCGGCGATCTGAGCGAGCGCCAGCGCCGCGCCGTCGAGACCTCGGCGGAACGTCTCGGGTTCGAGGTCGTCGACGAGGGCGACGGCGCCTTTCGCGTCGTGGTGCCGGATGCCGAAGCGGCGATCCGACTCGGCGAGGCCGTCGGCCGGGAGCTGGGCATCACCTTCCCGGATGGCGTGTCGTGATCGACGAAGCCTTCGCCCGTCAGCTGCTGGACCGCTTGAACCGCGGGACCTGGTTGCCCGATCGCGTGATGGTCGACGAGTTCAAGGCGGGCCGCCCGGTCGCCGGCACACTGATCGACGTCGTGTTCATCCGCCATGATGGGTGGACGCTCGGCGCGCGGTGGGATCTTGAGGACGCGGCTCGGCAGACCTGGCACGACCACTGGACTTTCACGCTGCGCCGCACGCCCGATGGATGGCGCCTCGACGACTCCGTGCGATCGCCGCTCGAGCGGCTGCGGGACTTCGTGGCGCGCGGCCAGGCCGCGCAGCGCGCGGTCGACCTGCTAACGCCGACGTATGTGCTGCACCTGGCGGGCGCGCCCGGCCGGCCCCCGGCGATCCGCTGCCTCCTCTGCGGCGCGGTCAGCTATCACCGCGACGACATCGCGAATCGGTACTGCGGCGCCTGCCACCTGCCACATGACCTCGTCGCCGAGGCGCGTCTCGGGTTCAGCGCCGGCGCCGGCCACGAGTGCGCGGACTGGCCCACCGCGCGTCAGACCTGCGCGATTTGTGGCGCACTTCTGACGTAAATACAATCAGCTTGAGAGTCCGGGCGCATGTCATTACAATCAGAGGCGTCACATGGTCGCGCCTTTCGATCCGAACAAAGACCGCCGCAACCGCGCCGAGCATCACATCGGCCTGGCCCGGTTCGACGACCTCACGCAGCCCGTCGCGATCTACTCGCCGCGGGATGGTGAGGATCGCTGGGTCATCCTCGGGTATATCGACGATCGGCTGCATTCCGCAGTCGTGACGCGGCGCGACGGGGACTTTCGTCCCATTAGCCTGCGGCGAGCCAATCGCCGCGAGAAAAAGGATTACGCCCGTGTCTACCCGACCCGCTCCTGACAGCTACACCGACGAGGAATTCAAACACGCCGTGGTCGTGGCGAACGACGCCGACGGTCGCGGCGACCTGCGCGCCGCGATGCTGGAGTCCGAGCGCCGGTACCGCGGCGCCCAGAAGGCCGCGACGAAAGTCATGGTCACGATCCGCCTCGAACGAGACGCCGTGACCGCGTATCGCGCCAGCGGCCGCGGGTGGCAGACCCGCTTGAGCGATGACATCGCGGCCTTGGCCCGGCGCCGCCAGGCGCGTCGGAAGCCCACGTCGAAGGCCCGCCGCCGCCGATCGGGGGTGAGCAAGTGAACGACGGCACTTTCAACCACTTTGAACACCTCGGCCTGCGCCATTCGCGCACCACGGAGGCCGACGGAAGCCGACGGAAGCCGACGATCGCCGAGTTTGAGGCCTTCGTCACCGCGACCATTCCGGGCGCCGAGGTCCGACGCGCCGATCGCGGCCTGGCGATCACCGTCAGCACGATCGCCGTGGCGCAGGACCTCGAAGCGATCGCCCGCGGTCGCGGGCTGACGATTCCCGAGCGCGGCGGCCTGACCTGGGATCGACCCGATAGCGTCACGCTGCGCGTGTTCGGGTTTCCACGCGGCCGCAGTGAGGTGGCGTCATGAAACGACGGGGCAAAGGCGAAGGCCTCATTCGGCAACGATCCGATGGCCGATGGGAAGCCCGGCTCGATCTGGGCCGCGATCTCGACGGCAAGCGCATGACCAGGTCGGTGTACGCGTGGACGCAGGCCGACGTCGTCAGGAAAGCCCACGCCTTGCGCGAGCAGCTGGCCAGCGGTGAATTGCTCGCCGACGACCGCGGCACCGCATCCCGGAACGTGGCGATTCGCGAGCTCCGCGAAGTGGTCCGTCGGCTCGAAGCGACGGTGGGCCATCTCGTCACCGAGGTGTCGGCGCTGCGCACCGCCATGACAGGAGGTCAGGCATGAAACGCCGTGGCCGGGGCGAAGGCCTCATTCGACAACGCGCCAATGGCCTCTGGGAAGCCTGCCTCGATCTCGGGCGCGGGCCGGATGGCAAACGCAAACGCAAATCGGTGTACGCGGCCAGCGAAGCGGAGGTGGTCAAGAAAGCCAACGTGCTGCGCGGCCGCCTGGCCGCCGGCGACCTGGTCACCACCACGACGCCCACGGTGGCGGCGTTTCTCGACAACTGGCTGACCACGCGGTCGCGACCGAGCGCGAAGAAACCGCTGCGCCTCACGAGTCAACGCAGCTACCGCACCTGCATCGATACGCTCCTGATCCCGGCGTTCGGATCGTTGCGGCTCGATCAGCTCACGTCGCTGCGGATCCAGAAGTGGCTGAACGATCAGGAGGCCGAGCACGGCGCGCGGCGCCATGTCGCGGTCGCGCATGCGGTCCTACGGTCGGCGCTGACCAAGGCGCGCAAGATGCGCCTGGTGACGGACAACGCCGCGATGCTCGTCGACGTGCCGCAACCGAAGCGCCGGCCGATTCACCCGCTGACGATCGAGGAGGGCAAGGCCTTCCTCGAGGTCGCCGGCCAGCATCGGTTGGGCGCGCTCTTCACGGTGGCGCTCGCGTGCGGGCTGCGCCTCGGCGAAGCGCTCGGCCTGCCCTGGGATGCGGTGAACCTGACGACCGGTGAGGTCGAAATTCGCCAGCAGTTGCAGTGGGTCAAGCTCAAAGGCCAACGCGGGATCTTCGTGATCGTCGACGTCAAGACGGCGAAGAGTCGGCGCACGCTGGTGTTGCCGCCCAATTGCCTCGAGGCGCTGCGGACGCACCGGACGCGGCAACGGGAAGAGCGCCTGAAGGCAGGCGCCGCGTGGGTCGATGGCGGTGGACTAGTTTTCACCACGTATGGGCAACTAGCCCGCCCGAACCGACGACCGGGTCGGCCCTTCGGCGGCAAACGGAAGGTCGGCGGGCCGCTCTCACCGCGCAACGTGACGCGCGTCCTGCACGCGCTCCTCGAAGCGGTGCCGATCACCCCGCGGCGGCGGTTCCACGAGCTGCGGCACAGCGCCGCGACGTTGCTGATCGCGTCAGGCGTGCAGCTCGCCGACGTCAGCGCGCTCCTGGGCCATTCTGAGCTCAGGGTCACGGCCGATCTCTACAACCACCTGGTGAAGCAAACGGCGGTCAGGGCGGCCGGGATCATGGGCGACCTGCTGCGGCCCGGCCGGCCGGGTCAGTGATGGCCCGGGCATACCACCCATACCGCCAACGATACCGCCACGGGCAACGCATTCTGGCGACGCGGGCGGACAGGACGGACGGAATCGTTAAGGATTTCGTCCGCTCGCGTCCACAGCATCCACCTGCCGCAAATTCGTAATCAGCAGGCCACCCGTTCAAATCGGGTCGCCGGCTCCAAAAACCTTAACAAAATCGCGTGAGTCGAGGCCGCCAGGGACGCTGGCGGCCGTCCATACCGCCCACCATACCGCCACGGGCTCCAGGAGGCCGCCAGAACGCGCCGTGGGCCGGGCCGAGCCACCCGTGGCGGCGCCGGGCGTTCGCGCCCCAGGCGTCAACGTGGCGCGCCGGGCAGGCGCCCAGGACGCCAGGCGGATCCTGACGCCCCCCCGGGCCCGGGTGCCTACGCCGGCGGCGGGTCGCGCTGCGGCTCGGGCTTGGGCTGCGGTTCCGGGCGGGCCGGCCGCTCCCGCTCGGGATGGTCAGGGTGGTCCGGGCGATCCCGGTCGGGACGGTCGGGCGGCGGCGTGGGCTGGCTGTCAGGCAGCGGCATGGCGGTTCTCTCCTTCGCAATGGGGTCAACGGATCGGCACGAGGGCGACGAGATGGAGCACGACGAGCAGGAGCACGGCCACCCAGATCGGCGCCTTGCCGAGCGCGGCCGCCAGCGTGACCACGAACGCCGCGAGCACGAGGACGACCGACACGCTGAGGATCATTCGGGCACCTCCGGAAGCGTCGACCACCGATCGGGCAGGCAGGAATAGCCGCACCCGCGGGGGCACGACGGATGTTGCAGAACCTTGGACGGCGCGCCGTCCGGGCAGGTGAAGATCACCGGGTGCGTGGCGAGCGCTTCGACATGCCGCAGCGCCGTGCAGCCCGAGCCGAGGACCGCCAGGGCGACCAGCCCCGCGAGGCCACGCCGGCGCATTTCGGGTACCCTTCCCCAAAAAATTAGGGGGTGCGGATGTCGATGCGCGATTGGCTGCGATGGGTCGGGTTCCTGATGATAGCGACGGTCGCCGGCGCGGTGGGCGCCTGGTTGCTCCGACACTGGTGACCTCAGTTCACCTGGATCGACGGGATCGAGAAGTGCAGCGTGAGCGTCGGCCCGGTGAACGCCGTGTTGTTCGCTTTCGTGATCGAAACCCAGGTGGCCCCGCCGACATACACCGCGCATTGCTGCGGCCCCGCGCCATCGATGCACACCGGCACCGTCATGCCATCGTAGGTTTTGGGCGCCGACAGACCGCCGGGGAGCGCGACCCGGAGCTCGGTGATCGCCCCCGTCAGCGCGAACCCCACCGTCACCATGTTCCACGACAGCCGCTTGTTGTCGACGATGTAGTGGTTGACCGGCATCGAGCCGGTGCCCATCTGCCACGTCCCGCCGCCACCCGACCCGTAACTCGCCGCGACGTACGCCTGGTCGATCCACTTCCCGACCGTCGCGAGGGCCGCGTCGACCGGATCGAGAATGACCGTCTTCACCTGGCCCTTGTCCCAAATCGTGCCGACGGTGCCGGTCCCGTCGTCGTCGACGAGCTTGTTGAAGTTCGTGCGGTCGATCACGTTCATGGCGTCTCCGCGTTCTGTTTGATCTGGCGCACCAGGTCTTCGAACGTGAACCGCGCGCTGCTCGAGTTCGCGTTGTAGGTGGGATGGCCGTGCGTCGGCGCCGGCTGGTTGCCGAAGAACGTCGAGATCGTCACGTCCTGAATGCGCCAGCTGCCGAACAGGTTCGTGGGGGGGCCGATGCTGATCGTCACCATCCCGCCGGATTTCGTGAGCGGGTCGCGCGACCGGTGCCCGAAGGTCTCGAACACATATGCGCGTTGCCGCAGCCAGGCTTGCGCCCTGGCGCGGGCCTCGGTCTCGGAGAGGCGATTGTCCTGCAGGCTGCCTTCGCGGATGCCGCTGCGCCCGGTCTTGGCCGCGAGCACCGATTGCGCGTTCGTGTCGTCGACAATCGCCAGCACGTTGATCGGGTCACCGGTCAGGATCGGCCAGACGATGCCGGTCACGCCGATTAGCTGCGGCGCGACCGTGATCACCGTGCCGTAGGGCACCGAGGCCGTGATCGACCCGTCGCCGCTCGCCGGAATGCCGGTCAGGCTCGAGGCCGTTTTTCCCGCGTAGCGCACGACCTGATTCCCAATCAGGACCCAGCCGCTCGCGGGAAACGCGGCGGTCGACGACACGATGATTTGAATATCGCCGGCGTTCGCCTGGCCACCGCTCGAGACGAGGGCCGACGTGTCGGTCGTCGGCACGTTCGCGCCGAGGGTCGCGTCGGCCTTCGCGTCCAGATAGGTGGTCGTCACGTTGTCGGCGACCAGCGTCAACAGCTTCAGCTGCGATTGATTCGCGGCCGTGCGGTAGACGCGGCGGCCCGTCGTGCCGGTCGGGCCGGCCGCAATGCCGCTCACGGTGACCTGGTTCTGGCCACCCGTCGCGTTCGTGGCGTTCGGCGCCGCTGAGGACGAGCCAGGCGCCGAGGCCCCTTGCGTCGAGAAGGTGACCCACTGCCCCGCGTACTTCGGATCGTTCGCGGTCTGCCGCAGGAGGCGCATCCCCGCGCCGGTCTTACTCGATTGCAGGTACACGAAGATTTGCGTCACGCGGGGGTCGGCGCTGTGCTGGGCGGAAAAGCTCACCGGCGCCGATTGATTCGGGTTGAGCGGGTCGTTGTTCGAGACCGTCACCAGCGACGGACTCGGCAGCGACGGGAGCGTCGTTTTCGTGTAGTCGCCCGACCCGACCGCGGCGGTGCTCCAGGCGTAACACACACTGATCGTGTCGCCGATCTGAATGAACGATCCCTGGCCCGGCAGACCGTTCGGCGGCACTTGGGCGATGAATCCGCCGACGGTCGGGTCGGCGACGGCCGCGACGGTGACCGCACCGACCGGACTCGGCTTGGTCTCCCCGGTTGCGGTGACGAACGTGTAGGCGTAACTGTGATTGCCGTTTTCAACGCCGGCGCCGGGCGCGAGCGCGAGCCCTGGCGCCGACGATGGCGTGATGCCCGTGCCCACGATGCTCCCGTTGCCGCCGGCGATCGTGCCGGTGTAGTTGATGCGTTGCGGGCCCGAGGTGACCACGCCGCCCGCCGAGTTGTACCAGGCCGTCGACTCGACTGGGATCACCGACTCGCCCGGCGCCACCGGCATCAGCGTGTTGACGCCGCCGCCCTCGCTGAAAACTCGGGTCACGACATCCGTGAGGTCTCGCGCGAACGTGACATCGCGAAAGGATCGGTTGGTGATCGTGAGGTCGGCAGGATTTTGCCCGGGATAGGTCGTGAAAAACTGAATCACCTGGTCGTAGTCGCAGTAGGTGTAGCCGCCGATCCGATTCGCGGTCTGCGCGAGCGCGTCCATCAGCGGCGTGTTCGTGAACGTGATTTCATCGATCAGCGGCAGGCCATCGGCAATGCCTGCCGTCGAATAGCCGGCCGGCGCGAACCGCGTCACGAGGTCCCAGGCGACATTCGACGCCGACAGCCCGCGATACCGGTAGGTCACGAGCACCCCCTGCAGACCCCACGTCCAGTCGGTCGCCTCGAGGTTCCACGCGACGTTTTTCGGATTGTCCGCGAGGTAGACCTGCGTCACCTTGAGCAGCGTCCCCGCGAACAGCGCGCGCCCGTTGTTGACCGATCCGAGCGTCACGCGGATCGCCTGCCCCTCGACCGGCGCCGCGGACCCGATCACCGAGCAGGTGAGGGTGTTCGGCGCTTCGTTCAACCGGTCGGCGATCGAGAGCGAGGCGATCAGCACATGCCGCGTCTGGCCCGCGCCTGACGGGGTGCCGCCGATCGAGATGAACGTGCGACCCGAGTAGTACCCGAGCCGCGAGTTTTTCAGTCGGAATGCTTTGAGCAGCGCGTACTGCAGCGCCATCAGACGGTCACCCCGGAGCGGCGCAGCTTCGAGAGCAGCGCCTCACCGACGACGTCGGCGAGGTGGTTCATGGCGCCCGGGTCGTTCATGATCGGGTAGTTCATCTGCACGGCGCCGGCGTTCACGTTGACCGAGTTCCCCGAGTGGACGTAGCCCGCCTGCTGCGGCGTGAACAGTTCGGGCCCGGTCTCGCCGACCCAGTACGACTGGCCGGGCGTCGTGGGACCGCCGGCCGCGCGGGTGCCGCTGATCGTGCCTGGCGATCGCGACAGGGCGAGCGACGATCCGAAGCTCCCCTCGGTCGACTTGTTCGGGGCGGCGTTGACGCCCGGCACGTACGCGTACCAGTTGCCGTAGTCGTCCTTCGCCGCCTGCGCCGTCGGCCCGAACGTCGACAGCTTCGGATCATTCGGCCCGGTGAGCGAGTACTTCGACGACATCGAGCCCGAGGTGATCGCCGCCATCTTGCTGGCGTTCGTGGTGACCACGTCCAAGGCTTTGACCGACTCGCCGACCATCAGGTCGAACGCGCTCTTGACGTAGCCGACCGCCGCATCCGTGCCGCCCTTCATCGTCGCCAGGATGCTGTTCGTTTCATCGGTGGCGAGCGCTTCGACCGCCGCGTTGAACTGCGTCGTCAGCACCAGGTCGTTGTTGACGCTCTTGGCGAACGCCTTTTCTTTCTGGTCGACGGTCTCCCAGATTTTCGTGAGCTTGTAGCTCTCCGCGTCCATCGTCGCTTTCATCGTGTAGTCGTGATAGTCGGCCTCCGCCTTTTCGACGGTCTCGAACCCTTTGACGATGCTGCCGAAGGTGTCCTGGGATTGCTTCCCGAGCTCGTTGAACAGATCGGCCGGTTTGAATCCGCCCGCCTCGATCTTCTGCGCCTCTTTGAGCGACGCGGTGTATTCCTTCATCGTGTCGGCGACCGCCCGCACCTGGGTCGCCGTGACGTCGTAGGCCTTCGCGAGCGTCGATTGGCTGACGCCGGCCTCGAGGTAGTACTTGATCGCTTCGACGACGTCACCGTTCATCCCAGCGACGGTGGCCCACGAGCTCTTCCCGGCCGAGTCGAGTTCGGCCATCACCTTGGCCCACTCGGCCTCGGATTTCGCGGCCGCCTTCGAATCGGCGTCGAGCTGCTTCCACGCGGCGCTTTGCAGTTTGAACAGGTCGTTGAGCTCCTTCGTTTCCTCCTTCGCGGTCTTGGTCTGATCGCCGGCGGCCTGCATCGCGAAGCCGTAGCGTTTCAGGCCGACCAGCGCCGGGCTGTCCTCGGCAATCTCCGGCAGCTTGATGGCGCCGAGGGCCATCACGTACTGATCGAGCTCGCGCGGGCTGGTGAAATAGTCGTGGACCGCCTGGCCCAGCTTCACGATGTTGGGGAGCAGCACATTGCCGATCGAGATGCCGGCCGCTTCGACGTGGACCTTCAGATCGCGCCAGTTCATCGCCCACTGTTGGGCGGCGTCGACCTGCTCTTTCGTGATCGGGTCGAGGTCGGCGGTGCGCTGCAGTGCCTCGTTCAGGTTCAGCATCACGGGCAGGAGCTCGCGGCCCTGGCCCTTGAAAATCTCCATCGCGGCCGCGGCGCGCTGCACCGGGTCTTCGGTGTCTTTGAAGCCCCGCGCCACGAGCGTCAGCCAGTTCTCGGGATCGGTGTTTTTCAGGTCCTGGATCGAGAGGCCGATGCGCTCGAGCCCGGCTTCGAGCGTCTTGGAATTTTCAGCGACGCCCTTCTCGAGCGTCTGCATCGCGTGCCCGAATTGGTCGACCGTGCCGCCCGCGACCTCGAACGCCCGCGCATATTGCGAGACCGACGTCGTCGCCAGGCCGGTACTGTCGGCGACATCCCCGATCACGTTGTCGGCCTGCGCGGCGTAGCCGGCGAACGCCAACATTGCCGCGCCGGCGCCGACGATCGAGGTCACCAGGCCGCCGACCACGAGCGCTGCCGGCCCGGCCGCCCCCTCGAGCGCCGAGAGGCCCGTGGTGATCGTGTCGAAGGGGTTCTTGGTGAGCCCGCCCTTTTCAATCAGCTTGAAGAAATCGTCGAAGGTGGCCGTCGATTTGCCGGCCGCCCCACTCAGGTCGCTGATCCACTTGATCGCCTGGGCAGACTGATCGAACAGCGACTGGAAGTTGGTCTCAAACGTCCCCGACAGCGGCAAAATCGATCTCCTCGGGGTTCACGGGTGTCGCGAACTCACGATTCAGATCCCCGACGATCACGTCATAGACATCGCGAGGGAGGGCTCGGACTTCGTCCCAGGTCCATCCGGTGACGCGGCAGACGCGGTAGACGGCGAGGACGCGGGCGACCCACTCAGGATTTTTTTTTGCGCGGCGACCTCGGCGTCCATCTTCGCGGCATGCACATCGATCGCATCGCGGATCTCGCGGAACGTCGCGCCATCGAGCTTGCGCAGCGCCGCTTCGACGTCGCTGGGCGCACTGTCGTAGATCGGGAGATCGAGCGGCTCGCCGGTGTCGTCGTCCGTCAGGAACCAGTTCACGAGATACGCGACCATCTTCGAGGTCGTCAGCTGATCCGGGTGAAATTCCCTGACGCCCGCGGAGGTGATCGACTTCACCGTCCGCACGAAGGCGTCGAGCTCCTGGCCCGCGTTGAGCCGCTTCGCGAGCACCAGGCGGTCGCCATTCGTGAGCGTCACGGTCGCCGTATCGGGTCGCGCCACACGAGCCATAGGTCACTTCTCCCTGTAGGGTTCACCGAGCGCCGCGCGCACCGGACACGGCCCGGAGGGGACCGCGGCCTCGCGTCCGTCGGCAATCACGAGGCGGTCGATCGGCCAGATCCACTGGCCCTTCTTCAGCAGCGCGCTGAAAGTCAGCGGCTGCTGTTTCAGGTTGTACCGGTCCGCCGCGACGAGGGTGGCCTGCAGCTGCCACCCGTTCGTGCGCGTGCGCCAGATGGTGTAACCGTTGATGGCGCCGGCGCGATAGTGGCCCCACCGGATCAAGCCGGCCACGCCGCGGATGTAGCGCTGCGGCTTGACCTGGGGGGCGCCCGGAACCGAACTCACGCCGCCCGCGGCAACCCTTCGTCGAGGCCGACACCCGGACCACTGCCAGGATTGCGCGCGACGCCGGTGCCGCCGGCCATCGCCCAGCTGCCGGCCGCTTCAAAGGCGCCGGTCAGGTTCACCGAGCCGCTCGCGGTGACGCTGATGTTCGCGTCAATGAACGCCTTGCCCGAGAAGAAGATCGTGGCGTTCAGTTTCGCCGGGATCAGTTCCAGGAACGCGGGCGCGTCGCCGAGCGCCACGTTGAAAATGGTCAGTTCCTCGTCGTCGTAGAACCCGCCGAGCGAGCCCTTGTAGCCAGGGAGGCCGACCACCGACATTTTGTTGGTATCGCCAAAGCTCGTCACATCGACCTTGTCGCGCGACAGGTCGAGCGTCCAGCTATTGAGCGACGCGACGACGAGCGCCGTGGCGCCGCCGGCGCCGCTCGGGTCCAACTTCACTTGTCCGTACTGGCCGTGATACCGCATCTCAGGCTCCTTTGATGGCCGGCACCACGGCCGGTTGGACGGTGATCTGATAGTGCCCGCCGCGCAGCTGCCAGCGGGCATCGAGGTTCATCACGTCGAGCTCGGGCACCGGATGGTCGTACTGCGCCTGGACGTGCACGACCGCATAGCCGGCGGGTTGCAGCGTCGTGAAGATCTGATCCGGCGCGAGCAACCAGCCGATGCGCGCGTTGGCCTCGCGCACGGGCTCACCCGCGGTGCCGGGCGCGATCGCCTGAATCGAATAGAGAAAATCCTCGAAGGCGTTCCCGCCAAACATCGGCGTGCCGCGATGCTCCTCGAGCACGAACACGATCACCCGGTCCTCGACGTCCTGGGGCGCGACGCCGTAGAACACGCCGCCCGGGCACATCGCGGTGAGCTCCGGGTCGCCCTCGAGCAGCGCCGCGATCGCCGCGTCCATCGCGCTCGGGTCAGGCGGCATGTTCGGTCACCGTCAGCCCCTGGTCGCGGATGTAGCTGGCGATCTCGGTCTCCATCGCCGCGCGCTCCCGGATCATGATCGGAATGAACACGTTGCCCTTCGGCATCTGGCCGCGGTTGGCGGGTCGGCGGTAGTAGCCGTGGCCCTTCGTCGTGCGCACCTTCGTGCCCCGCTCGAAGATGTACGCGTGCGGGGCGCCGCTCTGCACGACGACCATGCCGCCGAGCGGATGCACCTCGGGGCGTTCGACGACGCGCACGCCGCGCTTCAAGTTGCCGGGCTCGAGCGTCTGCCCCCGGCGATTGTGCCGACCCGCGGACCCGAGCGGATACGCCGCGACCACCAGGGCCGCGGCCTGGTGCGCGTGCTTCGACGCAATGGCGTTCGCGCCGGTGCGCACCGACAGCGGCATCCCTTTGAAGTAGAACAGCGCGTCGTTGAACCCCTCCCAGCGCAGCTGGTTGATCACGATCGCGCTCCCGCCGGCATCACGGCCGGTTTGCCCACGGCTTCCTCGCAATCGAGCAGGAGCTCGCCATTGGCCTCGTCGGGATTCTCCACGCCCCGCACATAGAACCGACGATCCGGCCGGCCTTGCGTGCCGGGCCGCGTGATCACCGTCGCCGTCGAGACATCCGGCCGATAGTCGCCGCGCACGACGTGGCGCACCGAGGCCTGCACGCCTTGCCCGGTGACCCGCTCCCCGCTCGGCGACGGGGTCTCGATCGCCACGTTCCATGTCGGCGGCGTCAACGGCAGCCACGTTTCGGTGTACCCGCCTTCGCCGTCCGAGACGCGCGGGCCGGCGTTGGCGAGCGTCACCAGGTGCCGCTTCCGCGCAATGCTGGGACTCGCCATCTAGATCACCGCCACCTTCACGAACGGCTGGATCGCATCCTCGAACGTATAGGGCACGCTCAGCATCGCCTCGGCGACCACCAGGTCGCGCCCGTGCGTCGCGAAGTGTGCCGCGAGGATGTACAGCGCCTGGATCAAGAGCGGCGGCGGCAGCGTGGGCGGCGGGCCCGGGTCGTACCCGACCGTGCACAGCACCAGGAACCGCTGCCCGGGTGCGGGGATGGGCCACTGGAAGCCCGGCACCATCCGCACCTCGCTGTAGCCCGCGGCGTTGTACGCCATCGTCCACTGGTCATCCGGAATCACCACGGACGGGGCGTTGCCGATGAACGACGCGACGCTCGTCACGCCCATCAGCGGCGTCTTCGGAATGCCGAGCCCTTGATCGCCGGTGGGCGTCTCGTCGTAGTAGATCTCCCACGGCTGCGTGGTCAGCGAGATGCCGGTGCGGAGTTCGATCTGCTGCCGCGCGGCCGCAATCATCGGCCCGTACAGGTCGACCTCGTCGGGCCGATCGATCCGTCCGAACTTCACCAGCTGATCGACCGTGATCGGTTCGACCACCGGGTCCGGTGAATACGACGGAATCATGTAGACCGGCAGCACCGCCGCCACTACGCCCCCTTTTTCGTGCGCGGTTTCGGCATCCCGCGGTACGTCTTCGTCGAGACCGCCACGCTGGTCGACTCGAGCGGCGGCGCCGGCTTCACCGGCGGCAATGGCAGCGACCACGGCCGCCGGATCGAGACGGTGACCCCGGACCCCCGATAGTCAGGCGACGTGCACGTCGTGTGCGGCGCGTCGTCGACCGGGCACGGGCCGGGGTCGTACTTCCACGTCAGAAACCCGCGCATCGTTCAGCCTCTCGCTTACGGGACGGTGGGCCCGCTGACCAACCCGGTCACCGTGCCGAAGGCGGACGGTCGATACACCGCCAACGCCAACCGCTCCTCGGCCCGGATGGCCACGAGGTTCTTCACGAAGAAGTCCTGGTGGGAGTTCGAGGCCTCGACGCGGATCCCGCCGTGGCGGAAGACTTGCGCGCCCGATTGGAACGCGCCCACCAGGGCGGTGCCGAGCACCATCTCCGGGGTGGCGGCGACGGGCACGCCCCACAACGTCGATTGCAGGAGGTTCGTGGTAAACGGCCCGCCCACCAGGTATTCCCCGGTCGTCGATTTCGACAACAGGGTCGCCGCCCAGTCCATCGGGTTCAACACGAACCCATCCGGCACGAGGTACGACGTCGCGAAGATCTGAAAGAACTGCGCGGCCAGGGCGTCGGCGTTCGTGGCCGGATCGGCGCGGGCGACCGGCGGGGCCACCGCCCGCCGCATGATGCCGTACAGATTCGGCGCGACCCCGTCGCCATTCAGGATCTGATCTTCCTCTTCAAGCTGCAGCCCGATGGTCAACCGCGCATTGATGTACCCCTGCAACTGCGGCACGTCCTCGAGCATTTCCTCGGTGACGGGCAACCAGTGGGCGAGCTTCCGGACCGGATCGGTTCTGGCCGCAAACGTCAACGTGGACTCGGGCTTGGCGGCTCCTTCGAGGACGGCGGCCGCCGCGTTCGTGAACACGAGTTCTTCCATGTACGACACCATGTTGCTGTCGGTGGTGCTGTTGGGCATCAGATCCGCCACCACCAACCGGCGCGTCGGGAGCGGCCGGATCCCGGGGAGGTACTGCGGCTGCACCAAGGCGCCCCCGGAGGCCGGATCTTCCGTCAACGTCGCCGCCATCATCCCGGCCGGGATCAGCAGTTCCGCGGAGGGCGTGCGCCACATCGCGCCGTTGCGGTGCTGCCGCTGGCGGATGAACTCGTACGCATCCGATTGCGTGAACTGTGCGCCGAGCGAGAGCCGCGTGACATGCGGCGCGAGGGCACTGGCCCCGCGAGCCACGAGGGCCGCGGTGGTGCCGCCCTGCCCGACCGGTCGCGGCCCCGGCGCGAGCGCCGCAATATTGGTGAACAAGGCGGCATCTTCGACCGCTTGCGCGTGCCGGTCCTTGGCGGCCTTGGCTTCCGCACCTGCCGCCGTCATCGCCGCCCGCTCCTCGGGGGTGAACTCCCGGCTTTCGGCCTCCGCGAGGAGGCGGGTCTTATCGAGCAGCGCCATCGCCGCGTCATGCTTGCTTTTCCACTCGCGTTCCAATTGGGCGATATTCATGGGTCGATCCTCAGCGTGCGGTCAGCACGCCTGTTTGCGCAGCGCGACCTCCAGCTCCCGCAGAAATCGCCGGTCGTCCGCGCGCGGATCCTGGCCGGTGTCCCGCGCCGATGCGGGATCCTGCGGCGTGTCCACGCGCGCCTCTGCGGCGAGCTCCACGGGCTGCGTCCCGCCTGCCGTGAGTCGGTCCAACGTCTCGTCGAGCGTGGCGATCCCGTCGATCATGCCGAGCGATTTCCCCATCTCGGCGGACACCACGCGGCCTTCGCCGTACCCGTTCCGCACGGCGGCTTCCGTGACGCCGCGGCCGCGAGCGACGTCGGTGACGAAGCGGCCGTACGCTTCGTCCACCAGCGCCTGGCGGTGCGCGTACGCCTCCTCGCTGAGCGGGCCGGTCTTGTTGCCCTCGACTTTGTATTTGCCGGCGCTGATGTAGGTGACCGCGATCCCTTCCTGCTCGAGCGCCTTGGCGAGGTTCTCGTGGATCGAGTACACGCCGATCGAGCCGAGCGTCCCGTCGATGACGGCCACGATCTCGTGCGCGCACGCGGCGATCCAGTACGCGGCCGATGTCGCGATGTCGTCGACCTGCGCGACGATCCGCTTGTCGACCCGCGCCGCCAGGACCTGGCGCGCGAACGTGGTGACGCCTGACACGCTGCCGCCCGGCGAGTTGATGTCGAGCACGATGGTGCCGATCGCCGGATCGGCGACCAGGCGCGCGAGCGATTGGCTCGCCTGATCGAGCGAGGTCCCGCCGCTAAACTCCGTCATCATGTTCGCCCGCGGGGCGAGGACGCCGTCGATCGGGAGGATCGCGACCTTCTGGCCCTTCATGGCGACCGGCCGCGGTTGGTACGGCCCACCCGCCCAGGTCGCCTCGCGATCGGCGAGCTTGCGCGCGGCCACACCCGCGATCGGGCCGAGCATGTCGGGATGAATCGCCCAGGGTTGCAGCAGCGCCCCGAGCCAGCGGGCGCCGACGATGCGGGATCCGTCAGGAGCGGCCATAGCTCACCTCACGCGAGGCCGGGAACGGGTCACGCCCGGCCACCAAGCGTTGCAATGTGTCGGTGTTCACCTGCTCGGCGAGCTGCGTGGCGCGCTGCAGCGCGTTCGGGACGCGCGCCGCGCGGAAGTGCGGCAGCAGGTCCGCGGTGAGCTCCCGATCCCACCGGCCTTCGTCAAACACGGCGGCCCGGTCGTCCGCCGGCACCTTCGCCAAGGTACGCGCCTGGCGGGCCCAGGCCGCCCGGATCGCGGCGTCCACCTCGACCGCCCCAGCGGCCCCAGGACGCGACGGCTCGCCGGCCGGCTGGGTGGTCGGGACCATGCCGGTGGCCGCGTCCTGGCTCGACGTCGCGCCGCCGTCGCCGGGTGTGGTCATGTTCAGCGGCTGCGCGAGCTCGTCGGAGGACGGGTGCGGGTCGCGCGGCAGGTTCAGGCGGGCCCGGCCTTCGTTGGCCGTCATGATCGGGCGCCCTACCAGCCGCTGGATCGAGTCGGCCTGCTCTTCGAAGCTGCCCTTCATTTTTTCCGCGATGTTGAATTCGACGTAGACGTGATCGGTGTCCTTCGCCTCCGGCAACAGCTGGCGTTCGACTTCGTCCTCGATCATCACCGTCCACGGCGGCAGCGTGTCCTGATACAGCTGCTTGTGTTGCTCGCGCACGTTCGAGAAGGTCGCGTGGTCGAGGATGCCGACCATCGGCTGCGGAATCTGATAGAGCGCCGCCACCTCTTCGCGGGTGAATTTCTTCGCCGCGGTGTACTCGGATTCGCGCGCCGAGTACGACGTCGGCTTGAACTGCATGCCTTCGTCGAGGATGGCGGTCTGCCCGGGTTGGCCGGCGAAGCGGTCCTGCCACTGCTCGCGGAACGCGCGCTTCTGCTCCGGCGTCCACCGCGGCGCCGCCAGCGGCCGCTCGATGACGCCCTCGAGGCGCGCGGCATTCCGCCAGAAGGCTTCGCGGTACGCGCACGCCGCGTCGTTCTCGCCGATCGAGCTGCGGAGCGTCTCGAGCAGCGACAACCCTTCGGGCGCGGTCGGGTCGTAGCCGCCGAAATACACGACGTCGTCCGGCGGGATCTCGACCCACTGCCCGTCGGGCATCGTCCAGAGAAACCCGCGCGGCAACAGCCAGCCGTCCACCGCCACGAACTCGGGCTGCAAGCGCACGAGGCCGATCATCGCGCCGCTCGCCCGCTTGACCTTCCACCAATAGGCGTTGAAGTACACGCCCATGTCGCACATCAGCGACTCGAACAACCGGTACCGGGTCGTGCCCGGATTCGGGTGGGTCAACCAGGTGGTGAGCTCATGATCGGGCAGCGACACGCGGTCGGTGTCACTGACGCGCCGATAGACCTTCAAGGCCATCTGCGCGAGGTTGCGGCCGAGGAAATCGACGCAGGTCCGGACGGCCGGCTGCGTGCGATACAGCTCCCCGTACGCCTCCTGATGTCGATAGAACTGATAGCCGGATCCGCTGGTGTCGATCGCGGGCGGCGCCGCGCTGCGCGCAATCGGCGGCGTTTTCGACGAGTAGTGTTCGAGCGTGCCGAAACTACTGACGATCGCCATACGCGAGCACCTGCAGGAAGGCGACGTTCGACCGGTGAATCACCAGCTCGCCGTCGACTTTGGTCGGCTCACCGTGCGGTTTGACCAGTTCGCCGTCCTTCAACACCAACCAGGCGCCGCGGCTGCGCCACAGCACGCCCCGCAACGCGAGATCGGGATCGGAGACGAGCGAGACGAGGACCACCCGCAGCAGACACGGCGGCCGCCACCAGAACAACCCGGACCAGGACACCGGCGACTATGCGTCGCCGTCGTCGTCGTCGTCTACTTTTGGTGTCACAAGGCCGGAGTCGCGGCGGATGATTTCGGGCACGGTGACGCCGGCGCGCTGGGCGCGGGCGTAGAGCTGATCGTAGCGGGGCCCGGGCACCCGAACGGTGACCGGCACGGATTTCGAGGCGGCGTCGAGCGGCGGGCGGCCGATGCGCCGTTGCATGGATTTCTGGCTGGTCATTATGCCACGACCAAATCGGGGTCCTCGGCGCCCGCATCGAGCCCGAGCCGCTCGGCCAGTGAGATCCCGATGATCGCCGCGACCCACGGGTCGATGCGGCCGCGGCTCCGCTTTTTCGTGGGCAGCTTGTTTTCCTTGTTATCGGTCTGCCACACCAGGTTGCTCGCGCACCATCGCATCAGCGGGCAGCCGCGCACGTCGACGTGGCTTTCGGCGACGGCCGCTTCGAGCGTCTTCGAGGCGCCACTCAGATGCGGAAACGTTTGCGGCACCTCGACCACGTGCTGCTCGTCGAAGCCGTCCTCGCTGACGAGCGCGCGGATCGTGTCGTGCGCGTGCCAGGGGTCGTAGCCGATCCGCTGGATGTCGTACCGATCGCGCTGCACGACGAGGACCTCGCGAATCACGTCGTGGTCGATGGTCGGCCCGGGCGTCGTCAGCAAGTAGCCCTGTTTGACCCAGATGTCGTACGGCGCCCGGTCGCGGCGGGCCCGGTCGAGGAGCGTGGCCTCGGGCGTCCACACCCAGCGCAGCAACCGCCAGGACGCGCGGCCGATCGTCGGCGGGAACACGAGCACCAGCGCCGTCAAGTCCAACTTGCTCGAGAGGTCGACGCCGGCCCAGCACGGTTCGTGGAGGAGTTCGTCGGGATCCCAGGCGCTCTGCCCCTTCGCGTACGCCTCCATCGACAGCGCCGGCGACGCGGCGTTGACCCAGATGTTCAGCCGTTTCTGCTTGAAGGCCGCGAGCGCGGTGGGCATGTGCCGCGCCTTGGTCGCGAGCGCCCGCAGGTCGGCCGGGTTGACCGACACGCCGTAATGCGGGTTCGCCTTTTTCCACGTAGCCACCGCAAACGGATCGTCGCCCTCCTCGGCATGCGCGATGAACGCGAAGAACGTCTCGTCCTCCAGGACCTCGTCGAGAATCTTCGTCGCGTAGTCGTGTTGATCGCCGCAGACGCTGACCGGGTTGTTGCCGGCGGTGGTGATCTGAAAGTGCAGCGGCTGATCGCGCGAGCCGGTCGCGGTTTCCATCACGTCGAGCAGGCCGCGATCCTTCATCGCGTGGAGCTCGTCGGTGATGATCAGATTCGGGTTCAACCCGTCGGTCGAGTCGTGGTCGGCGCCGAGCGGCTCGAGCTTCGACGCCGTGGCCGTGCGCGAGAGGTTGTTGGTCAGGACCCGGATGTACCGCTTGAGGCCACTGAACTCCACCAGGTGGGTCGCATCGGCGAACACGATCTTGGCCTGGTCGCGCTTCGTCGCGACGCAGTACCCCTCGGCGCCCGCCTCGCCATCGAAGAACGCGACGTAGACCGCGACGATCGCCGCCTCGAGGCTTTTGCCCTGTTTGCGCGGCAGCTCGTTGTACGCGGTCCGGAACCGCCGCAGGCCGGTCGTCTGGTGCCGCCAGCCGAAGATCGATCCGAGCCGAAACTTCTGGACGGGCGTCAGGACGATCAGGCGGCCGGCCCATTTGCCCTTGTAGTGCCTCAGGCATTGGGCGAACCGAAAGAAGCGGTCGGCGCGGTCCGGGTCGAAGCGGTACGGGAACCCGCGGGTGCCTTCGCGCCGGCGATCGCGCAAGTGACGGGCGCACGCGAGCCGGTGGTACTTGCCGGCCGGCACCTGGCCGGCGACGACCGCCTCGGCATAGCGGTCGACGGCATGCTTACGCCTTCCAGCGTTCGAGGTCGGCACGGGCAAACTCGGCGAACGGATCGTCGGCTTGCGGCTGCTCCTCCGTCTTCACCCGGGTGCGGGCGCTCGGCGTCATCCCGAACTCGATCAGCATTTTCCGCATCCGCTCCCAGGCCTTGGCCGCGAGGCTGACATACGGCGACACCACGGGAAACCCGCGCGGGCCCTTGATGACGGTGCCGAACTTTTCGATCTGGGTCTTCGCGTCATCCCACTCCGCGTACGCCTCGCAATAGAGCTGCAACGCGGTCGGATCGAGCGTGGTCAGCAGGCCGGCGGTGTGGAGCATCGGCGCCACCTGCTGCCACTGCTCGAGCGCGATGCCCTTCAGGCGCGGGGGTGGGCTGTTCGGATCGGCTTTCGGCGCGATCGGTTCGTCCTTCGGCAACGGGCGCCGGCCCGGGTTGCCGCGCAGCACGCGCAGCGCCGACGGCGTGGGTTTGCGGCCTCTCATGTGCGGCCCACCTTCCGGACCTTCCGTCCGGTGAACGCTTCCCAGCGATCGATCGCCATCTGCACGTAGGTGGGATTGATTTCGATCGCCCGGCAGCGCCGGCTCATTTGCTCGGCGGCGATCAACGCGGTGCCGGATCCGCAGAACGGGTCGTAGACGACGCTCTCGGGCCCGCCGTGATTGGCCATC